ACCAGCCAGAAAATAATGCAAATTCTTTAGCCTGGGATAGACAATGATCTCTGTCAATACCACCGAGTCTTTGGCTGGCCACAGCTGTAATCTGTGATCCTCGACCATCTCAGCGACATCGTCAAAATTGTGTGTGCCTCCACTGTATTCTAAAGCAGCCTCCACATGGTGGCGCAGCCTGTCCAAATGTTCTTGGTCGCTCATCGCTTGCCGGATGGAATAGCCTCAAGCCTCATCACCCCAATGCGCCAGTCGGCCAAAGTGTTTCCAGTCACCTTCACATTGACTTGGCGCCCAGAGAACCGGACAGAAGTCGGGTTGGCTGCCGTATATGGTCCAAATGTGGATTGTGTGCCGGTTGGGTAATTGCGGGTTTTAAATGAAACCACCGCCTCACCTAGTGTCTGCTCATCTGGGACCACTTGGCGCACCGACATGATGTTGTCGCCATTGCCCAGTTGGACTGGACCAGACTCAGCGTAAAGGCTGGCGCTGTCATAGGCAAAACCGACCTCATGCTCATAGACAAAGCCATCAGTTGAAACCATCAAAGGATTGGCAAAAACCCCAGAATCAGCGCCAGCAGTTCTGGCCAATAATCCTATGTTCCAGTGGTTTTCGCGGTAGTTGAAAGTGACATAACTGTCGTTTTCTGTGCTTCCACTGCTTGGGTAATACCACCAGATTTCACCATATTTGCTATTGTGGACCGCGTAAACCTTGGATGCTTGGTTAAAGTTCAAATTGTCAAAGACATAGTCAGACACATCACTTGGCAGTGGCTTGACGTAGCCGTCATAAATCCAGAAGCCTGCCTTGCTCATCCAAATGGCTGCCGTATCAATGGCGGCCACTGCTTGGGCTGAAATGAGGCCGCAGCCTGATCCGGCCTTTTCAAAACCATAGACAAATGGCGCGCCAACATACTGGGCCGTGTGGACATCCACATCTGTAAACAGTAGGTTTACACCCTTAACCCTTTTGCCAGCGATCAATGTGCCAGGCGTGGCCAGTTCATAGTCACCGGCCAGATTGTCGCCTGCCGGTGTCCACTGGGTATTGTTCTCTTGGTCGCACCATTGCACCTTGCGTGGATTACCACCAGCGCCAAGGGCAAACAGAATGCGCTCTTGCGTGACCAGTAGTGCTTTGTTGCCAGTAGGCGCATTGGTAATGGCCGCTGCAAGGGTTGGCGTTGTAAAGCCTAATTGCCACTCATAGAGCTTGCCATCGGCATTGGAACAAGCCACCAAATACTCGCCCCAAGTGTCCATGGACCATGTGGTGGCTGGGGTAATTGTTCCAGTGTCTGGCCGTGCCGTGCCATAGGCCAATGAGCCATAAGTGCCGTAGCCATAGCCAGTCTTTGATACCGCATCAGCAATGCCAGCTGTAAAGCCAGTTGGCGTGATTTCTTTGAGTGTCCCAGCCTCATTCATCGCATACAGTTTGGTATGCGTACCGGCTGCAATGAATCGGTTGGCACTGTTATCGCGCCAAGTAATAAACCCTCGGCACAGACCAGACATCTGGCCAGTGGCGCGTTTTCTCCAGCCACCCATGGGGCGCAAAGTGTTCTCGTACCAGCGCACCAGATTTGCGTCATACCACCGGCCTGCTGCCTGGTACTCAGTGCCGTTTCTGTAAATGCCTGGTGGTAATTTGATTGGTATGTACATGGCAGTGCTTATTTAATGTTTGAGACAAAGCTCATTGTGACAATGGCTGATGGGACTGCTGGCCGTGTGGGGCTTGTTCCAGCAGCATATTGCTCAATGGATACACCGACATCGGTTGGCCTCCACATTATCTCAACATAGTCAGTCGCATTTAAGCTCAAAAAGTAATTCATGGCTGCAATGATGTGGAATGGGTCTCCAGCACCCTTTCTGGGTGCAAAGCCAAATCTGCTGTTTGAATTGGCTGAATTTGTCCCATTGACCCGAAACCAGACATCCACATCCTGAGAAGCATTTGTCGTGTTTGTAAACTGAATGGAAAACTGCAAGTTCCAGATTCCGGCATCGGCCACAGTAATCCGAGAATTACTGGCCACAGTCACGCCATTGGAAAAGTCTATGGTGTTAAATGTGACCGCATAGGCCGTGGTGGTGTTGGCAGCCACTTGGTCGGTCGAATCTTGAAATGCGCCATGAGGCGCATTCATAAACCGACCACCCCTTGGTCCAAACAAAGACCCCAGCACACTTGACAGCTTTTTAAAGTAAATGTTCAAAGAGCCATTGTTCTCATTGAAATGCCTGCGCTCATACACCTCGGTCGGATAACCAAGGTTTGGGACTACTGGATTCTCAAGTTGTTGGGTTTGACTGGCCATGGGGTAATTTTATGCCTCAATCAAGCAAAGCGCACTCGGCTTTTCTGCGCTTTAGTAGACCAGGCAAAACCTTGCCACCGCCCTTGGTCCACAGCATGAGCTGCTCTTTGGCGCCTTCCCAGTCACCGGCATTGATTTTTCGTTTCAATGTGGAGGTCTGGAGCCGGCCAGTGCCAAGGTTGTAGCAGAAGTCCACGATGGCGTTGCACTTCTTTTCGTCTGTGGCCAATATGGGGCAGTTCCTTAATGCACCAGGCAAGTAAGTATGCTCCAGCTCTATCATCAACAAAGCTCTGGCCGTTGGCTCATCCATTGGTGGGTCTTCCAATGTCACCTTGCGCTTGTCAGCGTAGTAGGTCGAGCCATAGCCAATGGTGGCCACGCCAGCAGGGCAAAGGTAGGGCTTGGCCCGATAGCCCTCAAACTGGCGGCAAAGGGCAGCAGCCAGCTCTAAGTTCATAAGCCCCTCTTGGCCAATGTTCTATCGAGAAACCAGTAATTGATTGTTCCTGATAGCAATGCAGAAAAGTCTGGAGTCATCATGGTCTTAAACACTTCCACCGCTGGAGCGCCAGCAAGCCAAGCATTCCATGCAAACCAGACATGAATGAAGCTCCACACAAACAACACCCAGTATGTGACCAGGGGCCGCACTGATGCCGACAAACTGGCCACCCAGCCACCGGCAGATTTGACCATCTCGGCCTGCTGGGTGATGGCATTGTTAAAGGCATCCATCACGCCCACATCGACAGCTGCTTCACGTTGCGCGCCAATCTCAGCGAGCTTTTGCTGGCCCCTTAGTTGTTCCAGATCGCACTGGCGAGAAAACATCAAGAGTTCATGCGATCTCTCATTTTTCTTATCAAGCCACTTCAAGACCTCTGGCGCCATCCTAAAGACACCGCCAAAGATTGACCCCAATATGCCGCCACCTAAAATATCAAACATAAAAATCCACCTTTCGATTTTGAAATATCTCCATGCGCAAGCGCTCTTGAACTACTTTTTTTGTGTAAATCTCAAACGCTAAATCTTGCAGTTCTGTCTGTTTCTGCTTCGCCAACTCATTTGCCTTATTCATCTCATGTTGCTTTTCTAGCTTTGCTTGAGCAAGGTCATGCCTGTCTGGATAACCAGAGGGCTGCACAGTTGGAAATAGCTTGATTGTGTCAATCACGATGAATAAAAATCCAATAGATATAGTTCAAAGGTACTGCTAACCAAAGCAATATTTCCAATGTATCCATTACTTCTTTTCCCTCTCAAGTGCATCTTTGTACCCATGAATGACTTTAGTTCTGAGTTCTGCTGAATCTGCTGTGCCAGCCCACTCAGATAGGTTGTTCCAAATGACTGTTAAATCTTGACTTCTGCAAAACTTTACATTGTTTGTCAGCCACATAGACATCTGCTGATGGCGCTCTGAGGGATTGTGAATTGTCCATGCAATTGACCAAAACTCGCGCACCTGACAGCCATTCTTGGCTGTAGCGCCTACTAGCCCCAATAACAGTAACAGAATGAGCCAGCGCATTCATTTTCAATCTTCTGACATATCACTGGCTGCCAAGTTGATGCGGGTCTTTAAGGCCGGAATGTCCTCTGGCTTGTCTTTAAAACCAATGGCAATGTAGCCGGCAAACTTGCCAGGGTCCGGTGGGATTGAGCCTCGGCACATGAATTTGACACCCTGCTTGATACCCCACTCCCCAACTTTGCTTGATGGGTTGAATTCCTCGCACAGCACCTCATTGTTCAGCATGGCCACCATGGCAGCGTTGCGGTCAGCACTTGCGTTGAAAAGGCTTGTGACAGTCCCCTCAATGGCCTTCTCTCTTGTGCCATCGGCATTGAGCGCCAGCACAGTGGTGCGACTATTGGTGGCCAAGTTGGCTTTGTGGATCAGCAAGACAAT